TGACGATGGAATTCATGTAGGAGGAATAACAGGATTTTTAATGTCAATAGGCTATGCAATTAGAAACATAAAACCAACAAGAGTAATTATATGCTGGGATGGAAAAGGTGGTAGCCAAAGGCGTAGAAAATTGTTTCCGGAATATAAAGGAAATAGGCGTGTAAGATCTAGGTTAACAAGACATGTTAGTATTGGAACTATGGAAGATGAAAAAGTTGCAATGAAAAACCAATTACTAAGACTTTCACAATATATTGATACATTACCTCTTCACATGGTATCAGTGGAGAATATTGAAGCTGATGATTCTATTGCATATATATGCGAGCAATTGTATCCAAAGAGTCAAGTATTTATTATGTCAACTGATAAAGACTTTATGCAACTTGTAAGTAATCGTGTAACAGTATGGTCACCAACAAAAAAGAAGTACTACTTTGCAGATACAATTAAAGAAGAATATGGAATCCATCCAAATAATTTTTTAATGTTTAGAACAATAACAGGTGATGGTTCAGATAATATACCTGGAATACGTGGTGCAGGACTAAAGACATTAATAAATAGAATGCCTATAATTGCAGGTAAAGAAAACATAACGGTTGATCAAATTGTTGAATTCTGTAAGAAAAATACAAATATTAAAATATTAAAAACAATTTCAGAGTCGGCTGATTTATTAAACTTAAATTATGACTTAATGCAATTAAACAATGTTGATATATCAGGTTCAGCAAAATTAAAAATAAATAATTGTGTAAAGGAAAAAATACCAAGATTAGTTAAATATGAATTTTTAAAAATGATGATAGAGGATAACATAAACAATGCAATCAAAAACCCAGAGTTTTGGTTAAGAGATACTTTTCTATCGTTAGATACTTATGCAGGAATGACACATGGCAGATAAACTATCAGAATTTGGATATAATTTTCAGATAAAATTAATAGCATCACTATTTACAGATAGGGCATACTTACAACAAATATCTGATATTTTAGAACCTAATATGTTTGAAAGCGAAGCTAATTATTTTATAGTTGATACTATTAAAAAATATTTTCAAACATACAAATCTCCACCTACTATGGAAGTAATGAAAGTACAGGTTGAAGAAATTGATAATGATGTACTAAAGACAACTGTGGTGGATCATCTAAAGGATTCATACAAACAATTAGAATCAGATGACCTTGAATTTGTAAAAGAAAAAACTTTAATGTTTTGTAAAAATCAAAAATTAAAAAAGGCAATTATTAGGTCTGTTGATTTACTAAAGGACAACGATTTTGAATCAATTAAAACAGTAATTGATGAATCACTAAAGGCAGGTTCAGATAGAGATGTCGGCCATGAATATTTAGAGGAAATAGATTTAAGATATGAAGAAAGTGTTAGAAATGTAGTAACTACAGGATGGGAAGTAATTGATGATCTTGCTGATGGTGGTTTAGGTAAAGGTGAACTTGGAGTTATGGTCGCCCCTGCAGGTATTGGTAAGTCGTGGGCACTAGTAAATATAGGTGCAAATGCTGTTAAAGCAGGACTAAAAGTTATACATTATACACTAGAATTAAATGAACACTATGTAGGTCTAAGATATGATAGTGTATTTACAGGTATTGCTGCACAAGATTTAAAATACAATATTGATGATGTAAAGAAAAGGCTTACTAATGTAGAAGGAAATCTTATTGTAAAGTATTATCCAACTAAAGGTGCATCTGTGAATTCAATATCTGCACATATTGAAAAATGCATGGTACAAGGATTTAAACCTGATATGGTAATAGTAGATTATGCAGATCTATTAAGAGGTTCTGGAAAATCTAGAGAACTAAGACATGAACTTGGAAATCTATATGAAGATCTTCGAGGAATTGCAGGTGAACATGAAATACCAGTTTGGACAGCATCTCAAGCAAATAGGTCAGCTTTGGAGGAAGATGTTATCGGTGCAGAAAAAATAGCAGAGTCATATGCAAAAATAATGACGGCTGACTTTGTAATATCATTAAGTAGAAAAATTGAAGATAAGATAGCAGGCACAGGAAGATGGCATGTTATTAAAAATAGATTTGGTCCTGATGGTATTACACTACCAAGTAAAATGAATGCGAGTAATGGTCAAATAGATATCTATGAATCGGATTCAATACAAGGTCAAGAAACCAGAAAAGATATGAATAATCATTCTGAGTATTTAAGAAAAATGATGGCAAATAAATATAAAGAACTTGATAGTTAACTTTATATATGTATATTTTGATATTTATAGTTACATACAGGACTATAAGTCCTTTTGTTATCTAATAGGAGTTATTAAATGAAAAAATTATTTGAAGAAAGAATCCCATATAAACCGTTTGAATATCCAGTTTACTATACTGAAGGTTGGCTAAAACAGGCACAAGCCTTTTGGTTACATACTGAAATATCAATGCAAGGTGATGTAAAAGATTGGAAAGAAAAATTAACACCAGCTGAAAAAAATTTAGTGGGAAATATACTTTTAGGATTTGCACAAACTGAATGTGCAGTAAGTGACTATTGGACAGGAATGGTTACAAAGTGGTTTCCTAAATATGAAATACAACAAATGGCAATGATGTTTGGAAGTCAAGAAACAATACATGCAGTTGCCTATAGCTACTTAAATGAAACATTAGGACTTGAAGATTTTGAAGCATTTCTACACGAACCTGCAACGGCAGATAAGTTTGAACTACTTATGAATACAAGTGCCGACTATACTCATAAAGATTTGGCTAAAGATGGAAAGGCAAGGCAGGAGGTTGCAAGAAGTCTAGCAATCTTTAGTGCGTTTGCAGAAGGTGTAAGTCTTTATAGTTCTTTTGCTGTTTTATATAGCTTTCAAATGAGAAACTTTTTAAAAGGAATAGGTCAACAAATGAAATGGAGTGTAAGAGATGAGTCTTTACACAGTAGAATGGGATGTA